TGATCTCGGCTGCGATTGCTCGCAGGGACAGCCCGCAAAAGTTGAACAAAGCGATTCAGACGCTTCTCTGCAACGCGCTCAGCATATCACGCCAGGCGCAGCGAACCGTCAAGCAACCCTTGACAGTTGATATTGTCTTGGACAGTCAAAGACAGTCAAAGATTGTCCAACGCTGTCAAACTTTGTCACCTAGGCAGAGGCAGAGGCAGATATAAAGTACAAAAGCATTGTCGGCGCAAAAAGCTGCGCCGACGCAAAAGGGCGTGCGCTATAATTCGGGGCATGAGCAATCCGAGCCAATCCTGCCTCGACCTGATCAAGCGTTTCGAGGGCCTGCGCCTGACGCCGTACCTCGATGCGGACGGGTTCTGGACTGTGGGCTACGGCCACAAGCTGACCAGCGAGGAGCTGGAGGCCGGCGGACGGATTCGCGTGATCACTGAGCCTGACGCGCTTTTGCTGCTGGTCGACGATGTGGACTGGGCAGCCGAGCAGGTGGCGCGTCTAGTGCGTGTGCCGCTCAGCCAGGGCCAGCTCGATGCGCTCACGGATTTTACGTACAACCTCGGCGTGGAGCGGCTGGCGGCCTCGACGCTGCTCAAACTGCTCAACCTGGGCAACTATCGCGATGCGGGCCAGCAGCTCCTGCGCTGGGACATGGCCGGCGGCGAGCATCTGGCTGGGCTCACGCTGCGTCGGCAGGCTGAGCTGGCTCTATGGGAGGCTGCATGACAATCTCGCGTGCATGGGCAATCGGTATCGGCGTGGTGCTTGGGCTGGCCATCGTGCTGGGTGGTTACGAGTGGCTGCAGGAGCATGATGCGCGGCTCAAGGCTGAGAGCGTGCAATCCGCACAGACCCAGGTCATTGCCACCGCGCAGAAGAGCATCGACCAGGCCAAGGCCGACCAGGCAAAGACCGACAGCGACCTTAAGTCGCAACTTGCAGCGATTGCCAGCCAGCGTACCATCGTGGTTACCCCGGCACAGGCCGCCGCAGTCGCCAATACCCTGCCCAATCTTCCCGCGCAGGTCCAGGTCCAGCAAATTCCGGCCACGCCTACCGCGCCGGCCACTCAGCAGATCGTGATTCCGCAGGCGGACATTCCCGCATTCCAGGCCTACAAGCTCGATTGCGACGAGTCCAGCGCCAAGCTCACCGCCTGCTCCCTCAACGCAGCCAGCGCGGCAGTGATCCAGCAGGGCACGGCCGACCAGCTCGCCGCGGTGACCAAAGAGCGCGATACCTGGGAGGCCACGGCCAAGGGCGGCACGTTCTGGCAACGATTCAAGCATGATGCAATTGTGATAACGGTCACAGCAGGGGCGGCCTACGCGGCAGGGAGACTGACCAAATGAGCGGCAACTGGGCAGCAGGGTTTCTCCGGTCGCAACTGAGCGATAAAGACGGCAGCGTGAGCAACACGCGCGTGATGCAGTGCCTGATCATCTGCCACGTGTTGGGATGGGTCAGCGCGCTGCTGTTCTGCTACTGCCTGATTACCTACAAAACGCACGGCGTCATCAGCATGACCGACATGGTGACGTTCATCGGCTCCCTGGGCACATTCGCGACCATGCTGATTGGCACGCTCGGGCTCATCAAAGGCGGAACGGACGTGGCAAACAATCGCGCGCCGAACGCTCAGGATCAAGTTCAACCGCCCTCAGTGGGCGCAGATGGTAAACTCTAACGCAGATTGTGAGGTTTCAAAATGGGTGCGTATGTAGCGATTTCAATCGTGATTATCTTGGCGTTCTTTGCTGGCGTGTGGCTGGCGCCTGTCGTGCGCGCAGACTATGGCGAGTTCAAGGCCTACGTCGAGAGCAAGTTGCGGGCAGCCGAGCAGGCCGCGAAGGACAAGCTTTAACTGCGTCACTTTACGGGGAGCCGCTCGCTGACACGGGCGGCCCATTTTTTGGAGGGCACGAATGGGCGATGCAGAGCAGCGTGACCAAGTGCAGGAAAAGCTGGACCTGTTGCTGGATCGCTTCCAGGACATTTCGAACCGACTGGCAGTGCAGAGCGTCCAGCTATTCGGCGCACCGGAAGATCAGTTTACCGCCGGCCATTTGCCCATGCTCAAGAAGGAAGTCTCCAGCCTGGATACCCGCGTGACGATCATCGAAGGCGTCCACGCAAAAGAGATCGGCCAGTCTGGCATCGTGCTCCCGTTCCTGCGTTGGGTGGGTAGCGCGGCGCTCCTGACGGCCGGTGCACTCCTCCAATGGTTCCTTGCGAGGCCAAAGTAATGCCATCCGAAGTCTACAATCCCGAGATCGCTGAAGAAATCCTAGTGCGCATGAGATGCGGTGAGAGCGTTCGCTCGATCTGTTCTGACCCAAAGCACCCCGAGTTTCCGTGCCGCAAGACTGTGGAGCGCTGGGCTGCGCGCGATACGGAAGGGTTTGCAGATCGATACGCCCATGCTTACCTAGCCGGTGTTCAGTCGAGAATCGAGAACGCCGCCGAGATCGCGGAAGAGCTTCCGACGTTCACGGACGCTGACGGCGTCATACGCATCGATGCGGCCGGCATCCAGAGAAACAAACTGCGCTGCGAACAGGCGCGTTGGGACGCTTCGCATCTACTTCGCGGTAGCGGAAAACTTCATAAGCTGCTGGATTATGGCGACAAGACAGAGATAAGCGGCGAGATGGGCATCAGAACAGTAATGGTCGCGAGTCCAGTTAAAGACGCAACGCCGCGGCCTGAGCCCAAACCCGACTTCGAGTCGTAGCGTGGCGCACCCTGCGGTCGTAGACGGCGTGCTGGACGCAGCGAAGCTCTGGGAGCCGACCGCCAAGAACAAGATAATTCGACAGTCCACCTCGCACAACCGGCTGCGCGTAGGCGGCACAGGTTCAAGCAAATCATCCGACGCAATGATGGAGATCGTAACCGATTTCCTCTTGCGCTTCCCTGGATGCTTTGCGTTGATCCTGCGAACGACAATGCCAGAGCTTGAGCGCTCGAACATCCCCAACTTCCGCGCATACGTTCCGAGCGATCTCTATACATGGAACGATACAAAGCACATAGCTACGTTTTACAACGGCTCGAAGCTGTTCTTCTCGCACATGCAGTACTTCACCTGGAAAGAAATGGAAGCATACCAGTCTTCCAGCTTCCCGGCGATCTTCCTCGATGAGTGCGGCGGCATCCCCATGGCTGTGTGGGACTTCTTCCAGGCCCGCAACCGTGTGAATCCCGAGTGCCAGCCCGATGCGAATGGCGAGTATCCGATTCCCTGCACGCTGGGCGCCACGAACCCTATCGGCGCGTACTGGGGCGAATACAACGATAGATTCGTGCTCAAGAAACCGGATGGGCTTCCAGAGGGATGCAAAACAGACCGCCATGGGCGCATTTGGTCGCCTGTGCGTGGCGCAGCATCCAATCCACATGAGCCGGCTGACTGGCGGCTTGAGTACGATCCGTTCGAGTGGGATTTCGTCCACAGCACAATCATGGACAACCCGCACATGCTGGCGAAAGACCCTGGCATCGTCGCGCGCCTGAACGCCATGCCGAAGGAGTTGCGCGAGAAGCTGCTCGACGGCAAGCTCGACACGACGGTTGGTCAGTACTTCGACTGCTTTGATCCAAACTTCGACGTGATCAACCTGCGCGAAGACCCGGACGCGATCATCTGGCAGTATTGGCAGCCGCGCTGGCTGGGTTGGGACTGGGGGCGCGCGCACTGGAACTCGGTCGTGTGGTTCACCAAAGCGCTGGTGCGGCGTGCCGGCGGCGAGTACAGGCTCAAGACGGTGCAGTACCGCGAGTATGTGGACCGTGGGCGCGATTACGTTGAGATGGCGCAGATCGTCTCCAAGATGACGCGCCTGGGACTGCCTGGTGCAACAGATGAGGATCGGGCACAGAAGCGCGGCTGCGATTACCGCGCGGCCTACTTCAGCCACGAAAAGTTCGCCAAACAGATGGAGGCGGAGAGCCCTGCCGCAAAGCTCAGCAAGTACATGATGGACCTCGGCCTGGCGGGCATGACGCGGGCAACGACTGACCGCGTGGGCCGTGCAACGCTGCTCTACCACCTGTTCAAGGTGCGCGAATTCGTGATTCTGGACACATGCCCGGAGACGATTAAGGCGCTCCCGCAGTGCACGCGCGATGAGGACAACCTGGAAGATGTGCTCAAGGTCGAGACGAAGGGTGATGATGTTTACGACTCGGTGGCGCTGGGTCTGTTCGGTGAGCTGGGCACCCGGCCCAAGCCGCAGGAGGAGAAAGACCGCGAGAAAGTTGAGTCACAGGCCGACGAACGTGCTAAATTCTTGATGAGGTACAAGCTCACGCAGGAGCGCGACCAGCGCGAGGCGCGGGCGGAAGAGCGTCCTCCGGAGAGTTGGGAATGACTGAATCGCAGCGCATCGTGATGAACTGGCGCGCCAAGCTCAAAGCGATGGGCTGGCCGGAGGATGCTATCGCGGAGATCGTCAAGGGTCTGTGCGAGGCTGGTTACCGGGCGTGCATCGAAGAGATTCAGGCGCGGGCTGCGCAGACTGACGCGCTGATTGCAAAGGTGGCGAAAAATTGACCCTACGCGAACTCTTCATTCAATGGCTCACGGCCTCGCGGTTCATCAAATCGCTTGAGGCGCGGATTATCGAGCAGCGCCAAGACTATACCGAGCTTATTGCCGACAAACAGAATCAAATCAAGCTCTTGCGCATTGAGCTTGCAGGCTCTAAACTGGAGTGCGATAGAATGCGTGCAGTGCTGATGCCGTTCGGATCGCCGGCGGGCGCGGCGTTCGCGCAGCAGTACCAGACCGGCAATAAGCCGCCTATGGTCCCTGCGTTCGACGGGCCAGACGATTGGCAGGCGGAACTCAACAAGATTTACGAGGAGGAGCGGAGCGATGGCATTCATGAGCAAGGACGGGAACTTCAAGAGCACGAATCGCGCCCCGGCAATGGCGCACGACCGGTCGATGGCGCGGAAGAGTAGCGGTGGCGCTGGCCTGATGGGCCGCAGCGATCCTCTCCAGCAGCCTGGGCAGGATGGTGACGGCGGCGAAGAGCCAGAGCAGGGCGATATGCCACTGCACACCGAGCACCACGCCGCGGGCGGCCACACAACCACGCACACATCTGGCGCCGAGAAGCACACTGCGACCGCTGCGGAACTGGTTGCTCACCTGCAAAAGTACCTTCCCGAGGAAGAGAAGGAAATCGCGGACGATCAGGAGCCGGAATATGAATAAGTTGAACGCACCCCTCAATAACACGCAGCGCGATGAGGCGCTGGTGGACCACGACAGCCGACTCGAAACTCTTGAGTCTGCGATTCTCGCCATTCAAAATCATCCGGCGCTATCCGTGCCGGCACTCGTGGACGCCTTACAATCCGCCGAGCCGCCTAAGCAGGAGTAGCCATGTACGGCACCAAGAAAATAGACCTCGGCAAACGTGGCTCCTTCCATATTAAAGAAGGGGCCATGACTGCCGCTGCGAAGCGCGAAGGCGTCAGCAATTCCGCGTACGAGCAGGCGCACAAGGGCGATTCAGGAACTGCCGGCAAGCGCGCGCGGCTGGCCATCACAATGTCGAAATGGAAGCACTGATGGAATTCGAGCAGCAGAAGCCGATCACAGACGAGTACCGGCGCGGGTGGGAGCGCATCTACGCGCAGCAGGAAGCGCGCAAAGCGAAGTGTAGCGCCAGCGTTAACACATACTTGAATGGCTGCCCGATCCTGAGCGAAGGCCCGCAGAAGGATGATCTCTGATGAAAGAACCGAATCATACAATGTCTATCGCTCAATGTGGGATTGGTCGCGTTACCCAGGGCGCACGCCGATTTCTGAAGAGATTGCGTGCAAGGCACTTGCGGCGATATGCACGCGCCGACTTGGATTGTCTAAGGCCGAAAGCGGTACACAGAGGGTGGTACTGGTAATGCCGTTCGTTTCCAAAGCGCAGCGCGGATACTTCGAGGCCAATCGCGGCAAGTTCGAAAAGCAGGGCGTGAACGTTGGCGAGTGGGAAGCGGCCAGCAAGGGTAAGGAACTGCCGGAGCGCGCAAAGAAGCAGGATATAACGCAGATACGCAAACCGCTGAGGGAAAAGTGATGCAGACAGTCGAAGAGATCACCCGCGAACTCGTCTTGAAGATAGAGAAAGAAGAAACCGAAGGGCATGGCGCGTATTGCTCTGCGGACGTTGACGAGATGGGATGCGAATTCGATGGATATTTGGATGTAAAAGAGATGGTCCAATTTGTACTCGATAAGGTGAAGAATGGCTGACTCGAACGACAACCGCACCGATGCGCCGATCCTCGACGAAGAGGACCAAGAGCTTGACGAGTTCGACCCGGCCAGCCTACCGCTCGGAACCTTTTCCGCATTCGACGTAAGCGATGAACCGCTCTGGACCGATAAGGACGGCGAGCATCAGATCACGCAAAGCCAGAAGAACTCCATCAAGGCGATGGTCCAGGCGGCAGCGCAGGCAGATTCAGTCCCGCACCGCATCGAGATTCAGGGCGCGTGGATGCTGGAATTGCTCGACCGCGGACTCCAGCGGATGCGCACGACCAGCGGCGGCGGGTGGGAGCCATTCTACGGCAGCCGCACATCGTCCATTGGAATGTATGGCGCGCAGCAGTCGGGCGGCTACTACGATACCAACGTCATCGGAGAGAAGAACGACACC